TCTTGACGGTATACATATTGATCCTTTCGTTTACGACACGGATATACAAAAAAGCGCTGAATACACAGGTAGTATCATAAGAATGGTTTCTTCTTTAAATCCTGATATGCTTATAGAAGTATTTACGGAAGAAGCTATTAGAAGATTTGATATCCAGGAAATGGATAGCTTTTTAAAAACTCTTCGGACTAGCCTTACCAGGGATGAATTTAAGATGATAAAGTACTGCGTCATCCAGTCTGGAACACGCATCGATCTAGTCAATCAGAAGAATATAGGGGAGTTTAATGAGAATAGACTATCAGAAATGATCAACTGGAGTAATAAGTTTAACCTATTAACGAAGGAGCATAACGGAGATTATTTGTCCGCGAGAGAAATTAAGGTTAGATTTGATGCAGGTCTTGATGCTCTCAATATAGGACCCGAAATAGCACAAATCGAAACTAAAGTACTATTGAACCACTTATCGGAAAAGGATATAGAGAGGTGGTATAATAATTGCCTTACTTCTAACAAATGGAAAAAATGGAGTACTGGTAACTTAGATTTGAAAAACCGATATCAAATTATAACGGTATGCGGACATTATACAAGACCTTACACTCCTCTACCCGAGCTCACCTCAGAGGTTAAGAAAGCTATACAACTAAAATTAGGTGAATTGTATGAAATATGCCAATAAGATTATAGCGGTTGATCTTGATGATACGCTATGCTATAGACCAGAAGGGATAGAACACCTTGGTAAGGAGAAGTATCTTCAATGCCTACCTATAGAAAGTAATATTAATTTCATAAATAATTTATCCGACGCAGGACATACCATAGTTGTATATACTGCTAGAGGAATGTACACTTTTAAGATGGATGTTGAAGAGGTATATAGAAATCTTTTTAAACTGACCTCTGATCAACTCCAGCAGTGGGGTGTAAAGTATACGAAACTTGTAATGGGAAAATATCCCTACGACTATCTACTCGATGATAAAGCACTATCCTTAAGAGAAATGGATAGACTGAAACCTCTTTTCAATAACGTAGTTTTAAAATAAAAAATGAAAGAACTAGAACAGTCAGAAATTCTAAACCTTAACGCATACCGCCAGGTCTTTGATAATATCATTAGAGAACTAGGCACCATCGCCATCCTTCAGAAAGACTTGGATACACGCCGTACGTATGCCGAAAACGCACTAGATGAAAATCGCAAAGGACAGCAAGATCTACTGAAATCTTTAGAAGAAAAGTACGGAGCCGGACAACTAGATTTAGATAGAGGTCTATTTATACCAGCATCTCAGCCTCAGATGCCTGATCTTCATATCGAAATTCCCACCGTTCCGGAACCTGAAGATGAACCCCAGCCAAAGCCGGAACCACTGAGGAGTAAAAGTAGACCTTCTAAGAAGAAAAGTTAAGGTAGGTTACGATATTTAGAGTCTATTTATACTAGAGATCTTTTAGGACTTACTGGCGCCTGTTTTGAGATCTTGAAGTATATTTATATTAGAACTCTAACAAATCTAACCTAACATGGCAGAAACTCTTATCTCACCTGGCGTATTAGCTACTGAGACTGATCAAAGCTTTATTGCTCCTGCAGCTGTTGAAGCAGGCGCAGCTATTATCGGTCCAGCAGTAAAGGGACCAGTCGAAGTACCAACACTCGTAACGTCTTACGGCGATTATCAGAGAACGTTCGGTGTTACATTCGAATCTGGTTCAAATAAATTTGAATACCTAACCTCGCTTGCTGCAAAATCTTACTTCCAGCAGGGCGGTACCACACTCCTTGTAACCCGTGTTGTTTCGGGATCGTTTAGTGCCGCAAGCAACACAGTTATTACAGCAGCTGAGAGTAACTTAACTTCGCAGCCCTTCACACTTGCCACAATTGGTAGAGGTGAGATCTACAATAACAGCCCGACAGCTAGCTCGGATTTTATTCCTTCCGGCTCGGACGGTTCGCTACTATCTGGATCTGCTGATAACCTTCGCTGGGAAATCTCGAACGTTAACAACAGCACAGGTACATTTACTCTTTCGATCCGCCGTGGTGATGACAATACCAAGAACAAAATCGTTCTTGAAACGTTCAACAACCTATCGCTGGATCCTAACTCCGCTAACTACATCGAGGCCGTTATCGGTAACCAGACGACAACGAAATCGACAGACGGTGATGTAACCTACATCAACACGACAGGAGAATATGTTAACAGATCCAAATATGTTAGAGTTTCGGCTGTTAATTTACCAACACTAAACTACCTCAATAACGACGGCGTTACGAGAGGTACCGACGGTACTTACGACTACAGTGGCTCGCTACCAGTAGCTTCTTCTGGATCGTTCTACGGGGCAGCCGGAAGAATTGCCAAGCCAAACACTAACTTTAACTTGTACTTCAAGGACATTGCTGCTGATAACACACAGGGTCTACAGCCTTCTTACTACGCAGATGCTATCTCGATCCTAGAAAATCAGGACGAATACGTCTTTAACATTATCTCGGCACCAGGTCTTTGCTACGATATATCAGGGCACAGTGAACAGATCGATTCGATTATCTCTCTTGCAGAGACTAGAGGAGATTGTATCGCAGTAGTGGATCTTCACTCTCACGGAGCTACAGTATCGAACGTAACTGGAAAGGCAGCCTCACTAAACAGCTCCTACGCAGCAGCTTACTGGCCGTGGCTACAGACTCAGTCTGCCACAGGTAAGAACGTCTTCGTTCCAGCCTCGGTATTCATTCCAGGTCTATACGCCTTCACAGACAGTGCAGCTGCTCCATGGTTTGCTCCTGCCGGTCTTACAAGAGGTGGTATCGTTGGAGCCATTCAGGCCGAGCGTAAGCTTACAAAAGGTCAGAGAGATGATCTCTACACAGCTAACGTCAACCCGATCGCTACCTTCCCTGGAACAGGAATCGTAGCATTCGGTCAGAAGACACTTCAGAAGAAAGCTTCGGCACTCGACCGCGTAAACGTAAGACGTCTTCTTATCGACCTTAAGAAGTTCTTCTCCGATACTGCTAAGTCGCTTGTATTCGAACAGAACACAATCCAGACACGTAACAGATTCCTCGGTATTGTTAACCCATACCTTGAGTCGGTAACACAGCGTCAGGGACTCTACGCTTACAGAGTTGTAATGGATGATACAAACAACACAGCAGATGTGATCGACCGTAACCAGCTCGTAGGTCAGGTATTCATTCAGCCAGCTAAAACGGCAGAATTCATCGTACTTGACTTCACGATTGAGCCTACAGGTGCAACATTTGTAGCATAATTTGATAACCAACTATTTATAGTAAATAAATAAACAAAAGACATGGCAGTACTTGACTCAAACGAGATTATGTTCAGAGCGTTTGAACCTAAGGTTCAGAACAGATTTATCATGTATTTCCAGGATATCCCATCCTTCATGGTAAAGACTGTAACGACTCCGAGCTTCACAGATGAAGAGGTAAAACTCGATCACATCAACACCTATCGTAAGATTCGTGGAAAGAGAGAGTGGAACAATGTTGATATGACCCTCTACGATCCAATTACTCCTTCAGGCGCCCAAGCAGTGATGGAATGGGCTCGTCTCTCGTATGAGTCTGTAACAGGACGCGCCGGCTACTCCGACTTCTACAAGCAGGATGTAGTACTAAACCAGCTAGGCCCTGTTGGAGATATCGTCGGTGAATGGATTATCAAAGGAGCCTTCATCGTAGATGCATCGTTTGGAGACTATGACTGGTCTAGTTCCGACGTTGCTGAGATCAGCGTAACTCTTGCCATGGATTACTGCGTACTCAATTACTAATAGTAGGTTAGAAAATAAGAAGAAAGTAAGTCCCCGTCAGGTTAAGTTGCCTGGCGGGGCATTTTTTTGTATATTACTATTTATACTAAATTCACGCTAGTTTTAATTATATGAGTTCTGAATTCAAATTTCCCACCGAGGTCGTAGACCTTCCATCTAAAGGTCTTCTATATCCTGAAGATCATCCCCTTGCAAGCGGTCAAGTCGAAATCAAATATATGACCGCAAAAGAAGAAGATATCCTTACAAACCAGAATTACCTGGCTAAAGGTATTGTAGTAGATAAGCTCCTTCAATCCATGGTAGTGACCAAGTTTAGCTACAACGATCTTTTACTTGGGGATAAAAATGCAATTTTAGTTGCTGCTCGTGTTCTAGGATACGGTAAGGATTATGAGTTCGAATACGGAGGAGAAAAGCATACTGTTGATCTCTCATTAGTAGGAAACAAAGAGGTAGATGAATCTTTATTCAAAGACCGTACTAATGAGTTTGAATATGAACTACCTGCAACCGGGGTTAAATTAACCTTTAAGTTTCTCACACATGGGGACGATCTTAAAATCACTCAGGAACTAGAGGGGTTAAGGAAAATTAAGAAAGGCGAAACCTTTGATATCTCTACCAGAATGAAGCATATGATCACCTCGGTAAACGGAGATACGACCGATAGTGTTATTAGATCCTTCGTTGACAATGCATTCTTGGCTAGAGACGCAAGAGACTTTAGAAAGTATGCAGATAGTATTCAGCCCGATGTCGATCTAAGATTCTATCCAGACGGAGGTCCTGAAGGAGGTGTAGATATCCCTATTGGGATTACCTTTCTTTGG